CGCAATAAAAGGGATTTTCATTCTAATACCTTCTGACGATGAAAGTAAAATACGTTTATTTGGTGTCTGTGATTTTTGTAAAATATTCAGAGTTCGATTTGCAATATTAATTTGTGGATAGAAGGAAGCAATCAAGGAACCACTTGTTGTTGGTAGTGTGCGTGTCAAAATTGTTACATAGAAATTACTTCTAAAGAAAGCAAAACCATCTAACTTTTGGGAAACATTCACTTGAGTTAAAAATTCACTGAGTGGATCAATTGCCACGATCTGATCATTTGAATTACCTCCTGGTGGAATTATCAAATCTGCTATCGCATACATCCTACAAAGAATATCTTTTATTGAATGATCACGTGCTTCCAACATACCTTTTAATTTCTGCATATCTAGTTCAACTTGTCTTGGAATTGTTTCAGATATTAATGGTGTGTCTGTGTTGAGTGTCAAAATTTGTTCATTCTTAACTTCTTCTGCATCATTTCCTGTGTATTGCATCATATGCATTGTTGGTACATTTTCTTCGTACATTCTCACATAAACTGGTTGGTCTCCTATTGTGACTACACTTCCACTTCCACTTGATGTTACTGGAAGTGGTGTATTTGAGATATCTACTGACCCATCGACAAGCACAGTATTAGTAACTTGAACTGGGAGAGGATTTGGGATTGGAGTTGGATTGTTCACAACAACTGGTAACGGATTAGAAATGACTGTTGGGTTACTTACTTGTACTGGCAAGGGATTCTGTATCACTGTTGGATTGTTTACTAGAACTGGTAGAGGATTTTGTATCACTGTCGGATTGTTTACTTGAACTGGTAGAGGATTTTGTATCACTGTAGGATTATTTACTTGAACTGGTAAAGGATTTTGTATCACTGTTGGATTGTTTACTAGTACAGGTAATGGATTCTGAATCACCGTAGGATTATTCACAGTTACTGGTAATGGATCTTGGATTATGGTTGGATTATCAACTACTACAGGAAGAGGTAAAGGACTTATTGTCACAGATCCCGCTGGAGGAGGGTTGGAAAGTGTTAGATTTATAGCAAGTCTATCTCCTGCCGCAAACGAAATTAAGGCAGGTGATACAATTGTCACATCAAACGTTATAGTAGTTTCAGT